TGATGGATTGTTGTCGGACCCTGTCTGCCAAGTTCCAGACTTAGTTGAAATATGAGGATTAACCAAGATCTCAACATTAGGTGAACTGTTTTCTACTTCTCCAACGAAGAATGACTTGGGAGTACCACCTGATGAGTTATTAACTTGACGGAAACTGTCTAGAGATCCGACATATCCTTCCGGTATCGAGAAGTCTAATACAAGCGGGTCGGTACCGAGTGTGGATTGTCTTAGCTTTACAACGCCTACAACTAGTGTATCTTTAAATTCTGTTGTATTAAGCTCGAATGAAGGTATACCGTCTTCGATAGTCTCGGATAAGCTGTCTGTAGCATCGGTATTCGTACCGGTGAGAGCAAACCTCATACGTGTTGTCGGTACAGTTACACTATCAATATCATGCCCGTCAGTATTATTAGCATTTACTGTGCCAATTTTACTAAATGAATCGTAGCTATTGGCTGGATTAACGTGAGCACTGTCAGTAATACCAATATAATAACCTTCATACTTGTCGTTAATAGTAGTACGACCTTTATTAAGAACGATCATACCCGCTTTACCCCAATCAGCTGAAGCGCCAGTTGAGAAAGTTTGGTTTCCTGTTACTGAATCGTACCACGTGAAATCTCCTGCAGCTACTTTCTGATAAATGGCTTCATTCATTTTAACCAACGTCGGTTTGCCGAAGATATACCCTGAATCAGCAGCGGATAATGAATGACCACCACCACTTAAGTAAGTAGAGCTCAATGAAACGCTCTCTGCCGTAGAATCGTGAGCGTATACCGGGTAGACTAGAGCGCTGTAATCCTTATCAAACCCTTGTCCGTCACCAGAACCGTACGGAAGTCGGGCGGTGACTACTCTACCGTCACTATTAAAAGAATTTTTGGCGCTGTGGTAGAAGTATCTCTCAGCTGCATTAGTTGGCTTACCGTAGACTTGCTCAAATTCAGAGAAGCTTGTTACTTCTAATGCTTCGTCAGTAGGTCCTTGCTGTGCATACCCTGTGACAAGTATGTCTGTACCGACTGGTATAACCGGTCTTAAGGAAAGATCTACTTCTTTTATTTCTACGCCTGGTGATTGAATTGTACGTGCCATAATGTGTTGACTTTCGGGTTGTCACAAATATTTATTAAAAACCAGCCAACTATTTTAAATACCCTCCAAAATAGTTGTATGTTAACCAGGTAATTGAATTATATATTAATATGACGGATTGGACTAGAGACAAAACACCGGAAGAGGTGAAGGAGATCTACGGAAAGCGTACAGAAGATCTCAAGGATGATATATATTACTGGGAACGTCGCAATTTTGAACATAAACTTACAATCGAAAACACTCCAGAGCAAGTGAAGGAGGAACGTATTAAAAAACACACTCAATCCTATAACGAAAATAGGAAAAAGCACAAAAATTACAAACCTTTCAAGGTTCGAATCGACCAACCAGGGAAAACATCATTAGTAACGGTTTTCGAGTCGGAAAAAGACTTTTTTAATAAGACATTGTTCGAAGCAACAACGCTCGTCAACCTTAAAAAGAATGGAATACATAAAGTTAAGAGAACACTACCAACAACAAAGCATAGCTTTGTAAAAGGTACAGTTTTAACTGTTTTAGATGAGCTCGACCAACATTTGAGTGAAGGTGAAGGTAATACTTGATTGTATTTCACCTTGTGTTTGGTAATTATAGCTAATTCCACCTAAAGAAACGGGGAATGCTTTAGTATAAGTGAATTTAATTATTTCCTTATTATACTCATTCATACCAATTAAAGAAAAGTCAGTGGCGTAATCTGTTAAATAGTCCTTTTCTCTCTGTGCACCGTGTTCTTGTCTCAGTTCATCTCTATAATTAAAAGCTCCGTGCTTAGCGTCACTGATCATATTTAACCAGCTGTATATATACCAATAGTTGTTAAATTGGTTATCGATCTTAAAGCTAACTGTAACGTCTTCGTATGCAGGACGTGAATGTGTCGATACTTTCATGACTTGACGGTCGTAAGGTTGATCGATTGCAGGTACATTAATAGAAGGTACAACAGTACCCTCAACGGCGTACTGTAAAGAGTTAGGGATTACTTTTGAATAGCTAGAAACTCCTGTTGCTCTTTGAACGCGCGATGAGTATACTTTAAGACCTTCTGGGACGGTGAGGGAGAGCAGAAATTTATCTAGTCTGCTCTTATTCAATACTGATTGTTTTGCTATATCTGCCATATTATAATGTTCCTATATTATTGATATATATCAAAATCATTTTGTACCGGCTGCCAGCCGTCATTTGTACTCTCTGGTGATCCTAACATATGCCATCCCATACTATTCAACTCATCTATATCGTCGTTTGGTGAGTCGCTACTACCATCTCCCGGAAAATAGACCGGTGAAGCAATACCTCTCGTGTCTCCACCTTTTTCATTACTGTAGATTGATGTTGGGTTGATAAAGTGTTTAACTCCATAATCTATAGACCTTATCTTAGCTGGTCGCTCATTATCATCATATTCAACAATATCAAAATGTTTCTGTGTAACGCTAGTTTCTAGAGCAATTAAAGACCATATGAGTGACATTACCCTATCATCTAAACAGCCTTGCTCTTTCTTAGCTGCCCAAGTACCGTTCGGATACCTCACGAAATCTTTTAATTCGTTAATAGTATTTATGTCTCGAAACTCGACACATCTAAGTTCATTGACCCAATAGCGCATATTCATAACACCCTTATACTTGGTATTTGTATGAGCAATAACTCCGAGCCTGTCGTAAGAAGCTGAAGCAGATTTTTTAGGTGAAAAGCTAATGAGATTTGTGAAGCTGTGTGTATGTACTAAATTATCTACTACCTGGGCTCCGCAATTATTTCTCTCAATAGCAGCAGGCGGGAATCCCCAGTGTGATAATATCTCATGTAGCTTGGTTGTAAATTTGTAGGGTGATATGTGATTATCCCAATACGTAGCCACTTGTTTTATATTCTTGAGATCGGTCATATCCATTACATGTACGACTGATGCATTTTCTCCTACACCTTCTGCTATGTCAACACCGATAACATAAATGTTATCAGGTTTGGGTTCTTCCCATAGAAGATACTTTCCGTCATCAAATACAAACTCTGGCTCTCTACATCCTAATTTTAATTTATCAAACAGCTCGTCGTCAATAGCTGATTCGCCTGTCTGTATAAATACATTTCCAAACTCTTGATTAAAGGCCTCCATCGAACCCAACGCTTTAATTGTATCTTCTTTCCACTTCTCATCTCTACCGGGAACCTCCCACCAGTCAATACGCACTGCTGCCCAATTGTTAATACCCTTTTCTGCATTTGTGTAAAGATCGTAAAACAGATTATCTGTACCATTAGGAGTGCTAGCTATAAAAATTTTAGATTTCTTGGAAGAAGAGATAATAGGAAAGACTGATTTCCAAAAGTCTTTAACTAAATGATTGTCGATAAATGCTAGCTCATCTAGAATTAGCACATTACAAGAATCACCACGACCGGCATCTGATGAGGTAGTCGAAATACCAATACTTGACCCATTTGCTAATGTCATTCCAGTTTTTCCGTATTCTTCAACACCAGGTTTGAGATAGTTGGGTAGCATCTCATAAGCAGTTCTCACTCTCTTAAAGATGTTAATAGCAGTCTGCTCTTTGTTAGCTACAATTAGTATTCTTTGATCTTCCTGAAAGCAAGCAATCCATAAACAGTAAATTGTCATCATGGTTGTTTTTCCGACCTGTCTGGATGCTAGTAGGGATACAAACCGATTATCTCTCAGATGACGTAATACCTTTTTCTGACAATTATGTAGCTTGATTTTCTCTTTACCACGATCTAAGTTGACGATATGAAAGTAGTTTTCTGCAAAATAAAGAATATTCTTACGAGCCTTCTTTAAGTTTTTTGCCATCTCAGGAGTCCATTCGAACTCCTGCTCAGGTTTAGGTAAATTTTTATTTCCTAAGTAAAACTTTTCATCTCGCTGGTTCTTTGGCATATGTCTAAATATATTTACATTAAAATGCACGATACACAAATAAGTTTTATAATCACATCTAAAAGAGACAGTGTTTATATTAATAAAGCAGTAGACGCCGTCAGGAGTGTATGCAGTGATGGTTATGAAATTATCTTTACTAGTGAAAGGCAGTATACTGATATCGATAATGATGTGAAATACATCAACACCGACTATTATACATCAGTTGAAAACTATAACGAAGGATTTAAGCATACCTCATATGAGTGGATATGTCTCTTAACGGATGATATACACTTAGTTCAAGACCCACGGGAACGGATTCATGAATTACCTGAAGAATACCCTCAATCGCATATTTTTAACATTCATAAGGAAAGCTACACACATAAAATATTCGATCACACCAACCATGTGTTTGAATATCCTGTTATATACATCCCGTGCATCCATAGAAAGATTATTGAAGACGAATTTACAGGTAAGATATTAAGCGAGTGCTTCAAACACCACTATGTTGATCACTGGACGGGTATGTTTTTAAAAATGCAATATCCAGATTTTAGAGTTCAGAGCTTATCGTGCACGGAGGATAAGGATCTATATACAGACAACACGCATACTGAATATGATAAAGGTATCTATGAAGAAGTGGTAATGCATATTAGAAATAAAAACAAATACTACGGTTACAACGGGTTATTTAACCTAACTTTCTAAATTATAACACACGGTGACATAAATATTAATATGCCTAAGCAGTACGTCGACGATTTAAACAGCATCTATAATGAGGACATAGTTCTCGCCAGACCTGGTAAGGGTGCAGAAGACCTTCCAACCCACGGTAAGGAAGGTACTACAGGTAAAGTGTTTGATGATGGCGGCCCAGCTAATGCTGACGGATTTCATGCTGCCGAACTAGACCCTAAGAAGAAAAAAGACAAGAAAAAAGATTCGGAATACGAAGAAGATAAGTTTTCCAGTGCTGTTAGCGAGGAATCAGCAAATAATTCTCAAAATTTCCAGGAAAAGGGCCAAGAAGAAATAAATAATTGTACTATGAGCAACAAATCTACATTTGACAAACTTTTTGAAGACGTAATGGGCGAGGGTGACTTCGACCTTGGAGCCGAGGACATGCATGACGGCATGGAACTCGATATGGACCACGAGGAGGGTGAAGAAGGTGAAGGCGGTTCTCTTAAGGAGAAACTTGCCGATGCTATCGCATCCTTACAAGAGGTTCACGACGCGCTTGAAGACGACGTGGAGGACGATGCGGCTGGTGATATCGAAGACATCGAAGATGGTGCTGATCCATACGCCGAAGCTGTAGATGCTGAAGAAAAAGGGCATGCCTTAGTTAATGGTGACGCAGCGCATCACAATAAAGACAGCAAGGTAGCTGGTGCTGCTGATCCGACTGGCGGATCTGCTGATGCTAAAGCAGCTAAAGGTGGTGACGGTAAAGTGGAAGCCGCTAAGGATGGCGTTCCGCACAACACCAAAGCTAAGACAGCCGGCAATCACAAGGTCGGAGCGAAACTCTAAGCAAACAATAACCTCATAGTTTCCAAGCCTCCTTCGGGGGGCTTTTTTTATACGCAGACTAAATAATTATATGGGAAGCATAATTAAATTATTAGGCGGGTTATTCGACCTTATCGGTGGAATCTTTAAACGTAACAATTCGCCAGAGATGATTCAGAATGCTAAAGCAAAACGAGACGTAGAGTTTCAAAACAAAGTAGAGAAAGCAATAGACAAAAAAGATGAAGACGACATTCGCAACCTTCTTTCCGAATAACCTAATCGCAACCATAATGGTGATGATTATAGCTGTTACAGGCTGTACGATTTTTCCAGACACAGTTGACGACGACTCTGCATCGTATGATGCATCAACACCATCTCAGTATGATAATAAGAGCGGAGGTTTTCTGTTCTTTACTGATGACGGTAATGGAGTTATAACAGATAATGCAAGAAAGCGTTATAATAAGCTAATTGATGATTATAAAAATCAGTTTGAAGAAGAAAAGGGCGTGGAGCTTGAAGAAGATGACGGTATTAAGCAACATACAGACCAATACGGGAATAAAGTGTGGGAAATCGATAAGCAACACCTAACATATTTCGCTCTCCTCAATCAATGGCGAAAGTCAAAGAGGAAAACTGATAGTATTTGGAGTTCTTTATTCTAATTAGATTAAATATTAATATGGAACAAGTAATGTCAGCATATAATTGGGTAATAGAAAACAGCGGTACTATTATCGCGACCGCTACAGCTATTGTAGCCGGCGCGTCAGCTATTGCCGCTATGACACCGACTCCTAAAGACGACGGATGGGTCAAGAAAGCGTACTTGCTTATTGACTGGTTCGCTCTTAACGTCGGCAAGGCTAAAGATAAAGGTGAAGTAAAAGCTAAGAAAAAAGCGGCACCTAAGAAAAAGCCTGCTAAGAAATAATACTCAAGAGTATAATAATAATTAAATCAGGCCCTTAACGTTTTCGTTTGGGGCTTTTTTCTATTTTGACTAAATAATTACGATGCATTTTAATGATCTAGTTAAAGTCTTAGAATCATCGGTAGACAATACTAGAAATAGTTTTTCATCCGATGTTTTTGTAGATCACAATTCCAAAAAGCCTAGACTAAAGCCAGAAATCTCAGCTCAGATTAAGCAGCACGTCTCATTGTTCGATAGACTGGCTCCTGTTAAGGACTTCTTTATTAAAGGCAGTATCCTAACTAAGCAATATGGTCCTAAAGCGGATATTGATATATACATATTTGCTGATGTGCCTGATATAGAGAGTGTAAAGAATAAGATTGAGAAGCTATGGCATAAACTTGATGGTGAATTGGCATTCGGTACAAACTATCCGTTACAATATTATATCTCAGATGTAGATTACGACTTCAATAAAACAGAAGCTGCGTATAGTGTTAAAGAGGATAAGTGGATCAAGCAAACTGAACCTAAGAATATTAAAATTGGAAACTATAGAGCTGACTTAAATGATATTTTTACCAAGCTCGATATTACATCAGGTGAATTAAAGAGAGATGTTCTCGATTATGCTTACCTCGTCGAAATTCCGGAAGATGATCTTAGCGGGCTTAAAAAAGCGCTAGACGACAAACTAAAGGAAATAAACTATGATATATCTATCTTACTTAAGAGCTATAAAGAGATAAAAACAGCAAGGCAGGATGCTTTTGAGAAGGATATGTCCGCAGAGGAGATTAAAAAGTTCGGAAGAAAGACACACCTACCTGGTAATGTGATTTTTAAATATTTAGAACGTTATTACTACATGCATCTAATTAAGCACATCAAGGACATTATTGGTGATGACGAGAAAGTTGATAAGGGCGAGGTTGATGATATTAGAGGTCTCATGATGGCAGGAGAAAGTTTTGCTAGCTTAACAACTAAAGCGATGAGCATTAACGGTGGTAAACCCAACACAAGACAACAGTCAGGGTTTACCGGTATGGGACGTCTACATCAAAACATAGTACCAGACTATCATAAGGCTGACGTAACAGAAATTATACAAGTCAGACGTATGAAGGAGGGCAAAGCTAACAACATACCTGTCAAAGGCGGTGTGCTACATAAGATAATTAAGAAATATAATATCGGTGATCTGACGAAGGATAAGCCGAGAAATTTAGGTAATACAGGAATTGTTGTTATCTGGAATCCGAACCAAAACTGTTTTATGCTTAAAAAATAATGGGCGACCCTTTTCCATCTTATGCGACTGGACAGAGATACTATACCGGTGATTATCGTATCACGGATAAGAGTATTAACGACAACGAACGTAACAATTACTACTACTACTTAAAAGAGCAGATTGATATTTACGGTCAACAAACTGACTACTTCACGTTAGACTATCAGCTATCCGCACATGATGGACTGTACGGTGAAGATCCTAATGCGACATATCTAGCGTCTAAAAGTATTGTTATGTATGTTAATCTATCCGAACAGTCTGTATTGCTTTCAAAGTTCGGCATAGTGGGTGATGATGATGTAACTGCTTATATATCAATCAGCTCTTTCTACACAACAATGTCGTCTGCGTGTGCTACGCGACCAGAACCTAAGTCAGGTGACGTGTTTATGTTGACTGAGTATGGTGACGATAGACCGGGTGGTCGTGGTGCAAAGATGTTTGAAATAACACAACGTCTTGATCAAGAAGTAAGTGAAATTAATCCATTAATGGGACATTATGTATGGTTGATTAAAGGTAAAAGGTTGGATTATACCTTCCAACCCGGGCTTACAGCAGAGAAAAAATCAGACCAAGTCTACGACAATGCGTTCAGTGGAAGATTATCTGGATATACTAACGACCAAACAGACTCCAAGTCATACACCTATGATGTGGATACAGAATCAGCAACAGTATTCGATTACTCGCAATATGGCGATAACGATGATGTCTATGGTGATTATCGCTAATCGTAAAACTTTTTGTAATTAGGTAAGTCCTCGCCTCTAATATTTGAAATGAACTTATCCGCCTCAAGTGTGCTATCAAATGATAGCTCTGTTATATCACCAGTTAATTGATCTTTGAAGAAGTACTTGTACTTTTCTTCCGGTCGCTTACGAATGTTAAACAATTCATACTCTCTATCCGCTAAGAATGGACCGGATCTTTTCCTGTTAAGCTTAAACTGCGATAGAGTCTTATGGCCTGTAGTTTGTGAAGTTCCAGTCGGTCTTAGTATAGTTCCGATGATGTAGTGCATTCGGTTTGATTAATCTCCGCAATTGCTACAGATGTCTCTTCCTCGATATACTTTTGCAAGGCGAGCGGTTTAAGCATATTTTTCTCTTTATCGAGATCAATCTTAAGCTGATTAGCTCTCTTAGTTATAACATCTAAGCCAGATATAAGTGCCGACCACCTTGCGGCCTCATATAAGGTCATCTCTTCTTTACCGACTTTAATTTTTTTACCGATGTCAATATTAAGTGCTTGTTCAATCTTCATAATTTTATTCTAAATACTGTATCTATTATATACCCATTCAGGGAAGGAAGCAAGTCTTTTCTGTCAACGTCTAAATTAAGTGCTGAGGAGAATCGCATAAGTGAGTCAAACATATTGTCAAGCTCGTGAATTTGATCTGAATAAATCTTCTTTTCTTTTTCGCTCTCTAATTCATTAATCTTTTCTTTGACTGCGTCAAGATAAATAGAAAATATTGCACGCATTGTTTTTTCGGCATCTGTAGCTTTACCGGCTTGTGCTTTGGATATTAGCTTTCCGCGCTTAATACTCCTGACATGATCTGTATCAATCTTTCTCCACAAATCAGAAAAATATTGATCTACCTCGTCTGATGAAATTTCTTTCGAGATATCTTTCTCCGGTGGTATGTATGTGCTTGGTTTATCTTGATATTCCATCTGCTGTTAACTTCTCTATAATTTTATCTGTCGGATCCTCGACGGCAGTTGTAGTTTGTGCTACTTCTAAATTAACATAAACAGCTGTTCTCTTCCCACAATTGCTACATTCAAACTCATTATTACCAGTTATGACAATCGGTATATTATTCTTAGTACTGCAAAACGCGCAATTAACCTCAGAAAATTGTTTTGAAAACTCTTTATACATATCTGCTTCAATCTCTCTGTTTGTAGCATTAGCTTTAGCTTCATTAACATAGCCAATTAAATACCAAGCTATAAATTGTAATAGTGTCGTGAGAAGGAAAGATTTTAAAAATGCAATATGGTAGTGTGTAAGAAAGTAAGCAACGACAGCACTCACTATACAGGTTATTCCGAGAGATCTAACTAAGCTTTGTAGCACGAATTAATTATAACCTACTTACTTTGTTTGTCAACTACAAAATTGTCAATATCTTTACCCATAAGATTAATAACTCTCTTGATCAGTTCTGCTTTACGAAGAATAGTTTGAAGCTTCTTTTCGGCTTGCTCTCTGTCTCTCATAACTGGGTTGCGGCCGACTAGTTTTATCGTTGTCTGTACGTCTGTAGCTTTAACATATAGGTCACTGAGCATCTCAGCAAGGCTTTCAGTAGGATAAGGCATAAGCTGAGGCGCCTCTCCGTTCTTGCCTCTAAATTCTGCATCTTTTTTAAGAATATCCAATAAAGTCATTGGTTGAGGGCCAGCACTACGGCCAGACATACCAGTTGCCCATTGATCTGATACTTGCGACCTGTCTTCTGATAAGATTTTTTCAGACATTTTAATTATTTATCCTTTCTAGCTATAAATAATTATAATATGTCACAGAATCTCTATAGTAAACGTTTTGATGTCTTGCTCGAACAGGAAGTAGC